CTGATGGGTCTTCGTCGTCGGGTTCTTGCAAGCCTGAACCTCATCAAGGATCAGAGCTAGCTTTGGGATCTTCATCGTCAAGTCATCAAGATACCCTCGACCGGCGATAGTCACAGTCCCCTTCTTCGACCCTGGAGGTGGCTCGGCCTTAGTGATCCCTTGATCCCAATCCCGGACCACTCCATGATAGTTCACCATGAGCACTGCGGGTCCGACATGCTTGGACCAGTTGCTGTAGGCCTCCTTGCGATGGTTCAAGTCCCCAACAGCCTGGAAGGTCTTGACTCCTGTCGAGAACTTGTCGAACTCAGACGCCCATTGACCTATAGAGGACTTGGGGCAGACGACCATGACCTTGACCTGAGGATCGCGCTCCCATATGTAGCAAAGAGCTCCAATGGCTTGCAAGGTCTTCCCTAGCCCAGTCCCGTCCCCGAGCACCATCCGATTCATGATCAGAAGGTGGTAGATCCCTTGAACCTGGTAGTATCTAACCTTCAGCTGCTCGAGAGTCCCATCGAACCCACGGATCTCTGTTCTGAGCATTGGGGTAGGCTTGATCTCGACAGTGGTACTAGCCCTAACCTTCTTCAGGTGTGCATATACCTTCTCGTACTGTTCTTTGACAGCCGCAGACTCTTTGGGCATCGGTACTAATACACCGACTAAGATTAAGTTTGACGGGCAAGTCGAGCAGCCCTTTTAGCCTCAACCACTCTTGCTATATGTTCAGGTGACTTTGGGCGACCTTTCTGAGCAGCACTCATGTTAGCTCGACGTTCTGGGGTTAGAGGTACTCCACGCCTCTTTGCACCGTTAATTCTATTTGCTTCGGTCAACTTAGCAATGTGCTCAGGTGCTAGAGGACGACCTTTTGTAGCTAAACTAAGCTTGGTTTTGTGCTCTAGTGTTAGAGGTTTTGCCCAAGTATGAGTTACACTTTTAAGTGCCAAGCTTATTTTAGCCTTACGTTCTGGTGATAATGGTACACCTCGTGCAGCAAGGCCTTTGACTCTATTTGACTCAGCTATCTTCTCTCGATGTTCGGTGGAGAAGACTCGGCCCCTTAGAGCATGACTCAACTTAATTCTATGCTCTTGAGACAATGGCTTCCCTCGATGCCCAGCAGCTGACTTCTCTACGGCTTTTGGATTTTTAGGCTTTCCTAGATGAGCAGCCGAGATCTTTTTCCTCGTGACTTCAGGTAGGTGTTGCCCTCGCTTAGCATCAGCTACTTTCTTTCGAGATTCAGGGGAATGTAACTTAGCTATAACCTCTGGAGGTCTTGGTATACCCTTACGTTTCAATGATTGTCTGAGCCGAGTCTCTTCGGAAGCTCTCTTACCTCCCATGCCGCCAGATTCAAGGTTGTAACCTTTGCCAGGGTCATTGGATTGAAGCCTAGAGATCCAATCAACTTCTCCTGAGTAAGCTTCCTCCTCACTCGAGTAGGAAGCTAGTACTGTAAAGGTGAAGTTTTCAACACCATACTTTCTAATCGCACGACTGATGAGCGATACCCAACCGCGTTTCTTGACGCCTCTATGATACTTCCATCGACTTTTCAAGTTCGTGGTCTTACCAATGTACACTTTTTTACTGAGGTTGTTGGTAATGGAGTATACGAAGGCCGTAGTCATCACCAGAGCGCAAAACCAACACCTATACTAGGGTTGTGCTTCAGAGTCCACCATGAAAAAGCGTAACCACCATACAAGGTCATGTTCTTGAACAAGTCAACACCTAGACCAGCGCCAATGGATCTGAACCCAGTAGCAACGTTGAGGTTGACCGCCTTATAGTAGAGGAAGTCCCACAAGATTCCGATGTCAACTCCATCAACCGCCTTAGTACTGGAGAAACCATCGACGAACAAGTAACTCCCTGCAAACTTAGGACGGAATCTGAAACCCCATACTGGTGGCTCATTCTTGGCGACGACCAAGGCCACCTTACCCGTAGTGGTCACCTCGTAGGTGCACCAAGTCAGTTTCAAGGAGTATGGTTTGGGCTCATCACCGGAGTAGTAAACTCGACCATCCTTATCCACTATAACAGCGATAGGATCCAACTGAAAAGTGGGTTGAGTCTTCTGCAGGCACTGCTTCTCTTGTGCCAAGGTGATAAAAGTCTTCAGATCAACGTCTGAGACACAAGTCGAACCCGAGGCACACGCTCCTTGAGCTTGTGCTGCCACAGGCCATAGGAGCAACGTCAAGGCAGTCAGGAGGCGTTTCATGGTCACCTCTACACCGGAGGTGACGCCTACCGCCTAGCCCGTGCAAATAAGGACTTCTGTCCTGTTGACTGGTCCTGATTCTTGGATCTGAAGTCACCCCACTTCTTACCGAAGTCCAAGTTAAGCTTCAAAGCCTCATCGAGGGCTTTGATTGCAGTAGATATGCAGAGGTTAACGTCTTCGCAATCTTCGAACTTGGTGCTAGCCATTGGAAGACCGATAACGTTATGCCGAACTGTATCGAGAAGGTCCTTATTCTGCTTAGCGAAAACTCGCTGAGCTTTGACGTACTCCTCGTACTCCCTGGTTAGTGTGAATCCGCTAGAGAAGGGCTCTTCCTGAATCCACCAAGCATCCATGACAAGTTGGTCGATACTGCTGGCACTAGAACCTGCAAAAGCATACCACTCATCGCAAGCATAGATAACATCACTGAAGACACTCACTACATCTTGCAAAGTATGAGCAACTAGAGCTGGCTTCAGTATCTTAGTCCCAACTCCGGCGGACTTCAGGGCAGCCTTACCCAGACTGTTTATGACGCTCTCGACCTTATTGAGAGGCCTATCACTAGAGAATGTACTGTACGCTCGTAGGGGGGAGCCCTTCTTTGCAACCTTGACTAGGTTCACGAGCTGAGTCTGAAACCTCTGAATCCCCTTGATGTTGATCCCAAGCTTCTCCAATTTACCAGGAATCTCGTCAACAGCAGTAGAAAATGCATTCAATGCACTTTTTGCTGCTGACTCATGCCTAGAGGTGGACGTCTTTACCTCAGCGAGGATGGAGTCCGCTTCCTTCAATGATCGGATAGCCCGTTGGTAGTCGTTAGTATCTATCGGGTTTGCGTTCCTAATAGAGGCGAAACGAAACTTTACACGAGCTGCGATGAGTTGGTCAAGGGGGTTGAGCTTGGGGTCCATCACTTACGATATTTGTTAAGAAGATCCTCAACTGTCTGCGCAGATACTCCTGAGGTGTCTTTAACTGTGACAGCTACCACGTTCGGCTGAACTATGATAACCTGATCTACTTGCTTGCTGGTTACACCTGTAGGTAGGGGGATCACTGTCGGCTGGGTGTCACCCGGAGCCACATAAGTAACTGTACTTGGGTCTGAGAATATCCCAGGGGTCTGGATCGGTACGACTACCGCCTGAGTATCACCCTTCGGATCTGGATCTCCCTGGGGGATGAGTTTGCCATCAGGGCCAACACGCTTGGGGTCGATGGTGTTGGCTGTCTCTACTGTTGGCCCACCTGGATTAGTCCCACCCTTCTTCCCGAGCAGCTTCCCTAGGATGCCACCAATCTGGAGTTCCTTGAACCCCATGGAGACTAGAACGACAGCAATTACTATTATGACAAGGGCCGCGAGCGGGCCCAAAACTTTGGGGCTGAGCTTCTTTATGAAGGCCCAAATCCCGAAAAAGAAACCTACAAACGCCTTCCAGAACCTAGTTCCGAAGGACTCTGTGCTTGATTCAGTCATTTATGGTTAACCTTAGGCAGCCTTGGGGGGCTCTGACTTTGGAGGAGCAGGGGGAATAGGACCATCGAGCCTAGGGGCTTTCAATGCAATAGGCTCGTCTGCCTCATCTACCGAGAAGTCAGATCTGCTCTTCAGCCAACCTCGGATTCTATTGTAGATGAAAGCCGAGAACAAACCACAGATACACCCGTACAAGAACCTAGCAAGCTTCGTCTTGATCGCAAAGTCTGGCCAAACGAAGGTTTTTGCGGCAAAACTCAATCCGCCACCGATCATGATTGGGAGTATCGGTACAACTACCTCCTCCCAAATTCTACTGGACACGGATACCTTCTTGGCTTCACCCTGCTGGATGAGGATACTCCAAGTGCCCTCGATTACCCTACGAATCAAGTAAGTTACGACGTAGATTGCCAAACAGAGATAGATCGTTTGGACGTTGAAAATACTGCTGGCTAGGCTATTGATGTCCATCTTTTTCTGGTTCCTATCTAGGGGTATACAAAACCCCTAGATAAGTGAAAAAGTCACCCACAAGTACTACGGGGTGAGATATCCAGAAAAGATGAGGGGATTTAGGTTTCTTGTTGAGAACCAGGCTGCTCGGACGTAATACTG